TAAGAGCCTTCCACGGCCCCAGCCGTGACAGTTCTTTCCCTTCCTGCTGGGCAAGCGCAAGCATCTCCACAATCACCTTTGTGGAGTTATCAACCACGGCAGTGGTTGACGCCAAGCCGATACGGCCCAGCGCTGCGTTGACGATTTCCAGCAGGGTCATGACGGCTTAGGCCGCCTCGGCCTTGCGTGGCCGGCCGGGGCCACGCTTGACCTCTTCTGGCCCGCTGGCCGCAGCCTCGCCATTGGTAACGACCATTTCGGCGAGCTGGTCTATTTTCTCCATGAGGGCGGCAATCTGAGCCTTGCTTTCGGCATTCTCTGCCTTGAGCGCGGCGACCTCTTCATCCTTCTCGGTGAGACGCGCAGCAAAACGGGTCTGTTCGGCCGAGTCGATGAACATCCCGGCCTGCCTTACAATCTCTCGCAGACCTGGGAGCGGAATGCGGGTAATGTGCTGGTCGGTCATCGCCGCAATCGCTTCGACGGTCTTGAAGCCATTGGTACGGAAAATATCGGCCTGTTCCGGGGTCAGTGCGTTCCACGCAGCCAGCGGCGTGCCGTCCGTTGGCGCTTCCCGTCCGGCCTTCCATGCCTCATAGCGCGGCCGGATGTAATCGGCGCGAGCGTTGGCGGCGATGCTTGACGGCGACTGCGATCCGGAATTCGGCACGAGGCGATCGATGATGTCGCGCACCCGAGCGTCAGTGACGTTGAACCTCTCCTGCCCGATGGGGCCATAGGAAATCCAGTCAACGGCTCGCAGCTTTGCAGGATCGGTCGGGTCTTTTTCGTACTTCGTGAAGAAGCGATAGATCGAAAGTGCCGGGGCTGCCATTGATACCTCTGCTTGGGTTTACTGCCATTGTTCGGCAACCCACCCGCCGCATTCGTGCGGCTTGGGATGCCCGTGAAAGATCACGGCCTTTGCGCCATCAGGAGCGGCGTTGGCGCAGTCATTTGCCTTGAAGGACGGAAACCAGTCAGCCGGGAACGTCGATGCGTCCGGCTTCATGGCCGTGATGTAGTCCTGATCGCCGTGAAGATGGGCCATCAGCTCGGGACGGAACTGCCGCCATAGATGTTCCGTATCTCCGCAAATCCGCATCACGGAGGAGTTGAATCCGTGCTGCCAATAGTCCTTGATGATTGTGAAGCGGTTGATTTCCAGCAGCGGAGCCAGATCGCCGGTTATCACCACGTCGAGGTCGAAGTAGAGAGCGTGGCCGAGGCGAAACAATCCAATTTTCGACCACCATCCGGGATAGCCGCAGAGCGGGGTCTCGCAATCCACGCCAGAGACAGGCTTGTCGGTGTAGCAGACGAAACGATGCGGGGTCTTGAGATGCCGCGCCACGCCATCGCGCAGCCGCGTCACGTATTCATCGCCGTACTTGTCGCCCGTCTTGATGCAGGCTACGAGTTCTTTGTGCGCCATCGGCCCTGCAGCAGCCCGTCGCCGAACATGCGGACATTGATGGGGTTATCTCCGCACGAGAAGCGGTGCATCACGGCAAAGAAATCATGCACCTGGGCCAGAAACGCGGGCTTGGTGCGATAGCCGTCAACCATCATCGTGTCGTAACTCGCCGCATCCGGATAAGCGTGCGTCGCAGCCCCGCGGAAACTGGAATCCAGCCCGTGAAGGTCAAACGAGCGAAACCCGCAGACATAGCCAAGATCAAGCCAGCGCACACCGACCGTGGTCCCGCCGCCGATCATGAGCCATTCCGATCCGGTCTCGTCCAGAAACTCGCGCAGTCCCGGCTGTCCTGACGGGTGCCAGATGTGAACCGCACAGCCCGCGGAGATCAGCTTATCGAACAGTGCCGGATGACAGACCGATGCGATGAAGTAACGAACCCGCGGCTCGGCCGGAACAATATCCGCCATCTGCGGCCCCGGATCGAGCACCGCGCAGGCGTCGGGCACTACGCCCTTGTCGAGCAGAAACGCCAGTGAGCCGTTGACCGCGCCGATGTAGCCGGAAAGCTCCCGATATGTGTCCGACAGCGACGGACCGCCGCCCGCCACACAGAGCGTAGCCCCATGCGGCTTGCACAGTTTGACCGATGGCAGATCGCGGGACAGCGACGATCGAACCTGATCGAGCATGACTTCGGGCGCAACCCGCGTGGTCAACGTGGAAATGGCGGGGGGTTCTGCCCCCGCCATTTCGTCTTGAAGCGTCACCATTAGTTGGACAGGCTGACGCGGTTCTCGCAGTACGGGCGGTTCAACTCGAATTCGCCCGCGAGGTCGCCCACCGTATGCGTTGCGCCGTTGCGGCCGATCGCATTGTGAACCACATCGCCGATCACCGAGGCGTCATCGACGCTGCCGGCGGTCGAGGTGAGGTACACAACACCGTTGTCGGCAAACGCGGTCAGCGCCTTGCCGATGGCCCTGCCGCGGATCTGCAGCCAGCCGAACTTGGTGGTGGCATCGAGCGTCGATACCATGACACCAAGCGGATAGTTGCCGTCCGCAACCGCAAGCGTGGTTGCCCCGGTCTTGTTGTTGTAGCCACACCACGCCCGATTGGCTCCAGACGAAACGCCCTTGACATAGACGAATTCGGCCTCGCCGTAGCCGGTCGATCCGATGTCCTTCGCGCGCACAAGCGTGCCGAAAGGATGCTTCTGTTCGGTTTCCACGTTGGCGATCGGCTGGCAGCCGACCGGACCATCCGTGACAACCCAAGTGCCTGCGGTAACACCCATTGTAGTCTCTCCTTGAAGATGAATTGGCCCGCCACAAAGGACGGCCCGAAGGTTGATGTTTGAGAGCGGCGCTTACGCAGCGTCGATCAGGATGCCCTGCACATTGCGGTTGGTGACAACGACGTTGCCCATCCAGTACATCGGCACAACGACCGCATCCTGGTTGGTGGGCTTCTTCTCGTCATCCTGCGTCCACTGTGCTTCACGGTGCTGCACGAGGTACAGGTAATCCGTGTTGATGAAGAACATCTTCTCGGCCGTGGTCGAGAAATTCGAGTTGTCGTCGAAAATCACGTCCGCGGTCTTGTACTTCAGCGCCTCGAAGCCCGCGGAAGCGTTGCGGGAGTCCATGTAACGCTGGTTGTCCTGCAGCGCCTCTTCGTAAGCCGCGTAGGTGTCGTGGCTGGCGATGATCAGGTCCGGCTTGTCCGTGCCACGCACGCACTTCAGCCAGAGCTTGTTCATCTCGCCCTTGATCGTGGATTTCGACCAAGTGCTGGTGCCGGCCATTTCTGTGACCTGATTCTGCCACCACGAATAGTTCGTAGAGTTGATGCCGCCGACCGTGCCGGTGCCCGCCGTCTGCGTGACGTGGGCAAGGCCGCCGATCTGGTTGGTCAGCGCGCCGTCCGAGTAGATGTCCACCGACATATTGTTGGCGGCGGTCTTCATCGCATTCTTGATGCGCGCCTTGACGAGATTGAAGATCGCCTCCTTGCCGGAGTTGATCATCAGTTCGCGGCCGGACGCGGTGACGTGAATCGCCGCCTGACACCACGAGAACTCAACGCCAGTGATGGCATCCGACGCCGACACGTTGAGAGTGTCGTAACCGGAGAAGCGCTGATACGTCTCGTTGCCCGAGAACTCGATCGGACGGGCAATGGTGGTGCCGCCGTTGATGGTCTCGATCTTGCCCTTGCGCTTCAGGTAGGTCAGAAGCGCATTGTTGTCCGAGACGTTATCGGTCAGGTCGGAAGCGTGGTTGCGGAGCGTGGAAGTCACCAACTCCGTAAAGGTGCTGTTCGGGGAAGCCATTTCTAAAGTTCCTTATGATGCTCTGAGACGCGCCCAAGTCTGTTCGAGCGTGTCATCGATTGTTTTCGGGGATGGTGCGCCGGGAGAGCCGGACTTCACGTTGACGGAGTTGGCGGCCCTTGCCGCCTTTGCCTTTGCCTCGGCCTCGGCCTTGCGCTTGTCCTCATCCGCCTTGCGCTGATCCTGCTGGATGCGCTCGCGGACTCTGGAATTCGCCCAAATGGCGCGGTCATAGGCTTCGGCCAGAACCTCAAGCGGCGGACGATCCGGTGCCTGAGCCTTGATGACCTGCACCTCGTGCATCACGTCGTCTTGCACTTCCGACCAGTAGGCTTTGTCCTTTGCGAAGTCGTCGATCTGCTTCTGAACGTGGGTCAGCTTTGCTTCGTGCTCGGCCTTCACCCGTTCATGGGCCATGCTCTCTTGAGACGACAGACGGTTCTGCATTTCCCTCAGTTGCGCTTCGAGATGAGGCACGCGCGGGTCTTGCGCGGGCTGCATCACTCCGCCTTGCTGAAGTGCAGGACGCAGGTCGATGCCATAGCCGTCCGCGATCTGGATCAGTCCGCCAACCGGATCGGCATCAAGCCTGCTTTGCGCCCCCAGCAGCAGGGAAAATGCCTGTGCCGGAGACACGCCGCGCTGCGCGAGCATGTCCTTGTTAGCGAGCACTAATTGATCGAGTGGCTCGTAGCCCTTGACCCTCTGCTCGTACTCTTTTACCTGCTGCCCATACCGCGAGATGGCCTCATGCGTCTCCTTGTCCCGCTGTGCGACATAGGTCTGCACTTCGGGTGGCAAGGCCGCAAATTTGGCCTTCATGTCGGCGGACCACGAAAGCGGGGGATCGATGGCCGGGCTTGCCGGTTCGTCCTTTGCCTTCGGGGCTTGGTCCGTGGATTTGGTGGCAGTGTCGGCGGCTGCGGGATCGATCGCGCCTGCCTCTGTGTCCTTGTTGTCGGCCGGTTCGCCCGTCAGGGCCTTGGCAATGCCGTCTTTTGCGACAAAACGGCCCTTCTCGCCGCGTTCTGCGTTGTTGACCTGTAGCTTGGCCCAGGCCGCCTCCATGGTATCGTCGATGCTGGCCTTCTTCGACTGATCCGGCGCTGCCGTAGCGACGGGCGCGGCAATATCGTGTACAGCGGTTGCATCAGCCGTGACAACGGTCTCGCTCGCGGGCGCAATGCCCGCGTCGGCTTCAACTGACATGTATGCTCCGTTGAGGTTACGCCGGGCGCTTCTGGCGCGGTTCGGCGGTTACTTCCAACCCACGCTTGTGGGCGAACTGCGGGTTGCGATAGCCACGCTTGCGCGGCGGCGCTTCTACGCAGCCATTGCTCTCTAGATCATAGCGGCGATGCGAGCGGGACGTGATCGGCCTGCCGTCGATTGGCGAGCGATACTCGGAGATGTCGCTTTGCACATTCGGCGCGCAGACCTCGGCCCGCTGCGGTATCTGCATTGCCTCGCCGCCAGCATCGCGGAAAGCACCGTCGCGCCAGACATAACGGGGCATCAACTCACCACGATCTGTTGTGGCATCTGCGCCATGAGCGCAGCGCGCGCCGCATCGGTCTCGAACTGCTGCCGCTCAAGCATCGCGTCCATCTGCTTGGCCTGCTGCTCGGCGGCGAGTTCTTGCATTTCCATGCCATGCTTGGCCTGCGTCGCCTGCATGTTCAGTTTTGTCTTCTCGGTATCGGCCGCCGCTTTCATCTTGATGGACTCCGCGCGGGCCTTCTCCGCTTCTGCCTTCGGGTCCGGCTGCTGCTGTTGTGCAGCCGCACCGATGGTGCCAATGGAATCGGCAAGGCCATCCAGCGCGTCTTCTGCCTGCTTGCCGAGTTTGAAATTGCGCGCGAACGAAGAATACACCTCAAACACAGCCCGCGTGACCTTCGGGTCTTTGAACTGCATCAGGATCGGCCCCATCGCCGCCGCGAATTGCGCGGTGCCCTGCAGGAACATATTCATGTCCTGTTGGTTGCGAGTCAGATCGCCGCGAATGGTGGAGTTGCTTTCCACATCGATACGATAAGCGCGCAGGATGTCGGAGCGCAGCAGCTTTTCAACTTCTTCTACTGTGACGGACGACGCAGCCTTCTCCAGTTTCTCCTGCGTCGCCGGATCGATCTGCGGCGGCTGTCCGCCCTGCGCGGCCATGGCGATAGCCTGCAACTGCTGCTGCGCCATCTGCTTTTCCTGCGCAGTCGGGAGCTGGATGCCGGTCATTTCCGACAGCGTGCTCCACGAGAACTTCGACGCAATCACCTCGGCCTTGAGGCGAAACAGATCGCGCGCCACACGCGCAACCTCGCCCTGCCGGTCCTGCACACGCAAACTGCCCCATTGTGCCTTGATTTGCTGCGCAGTCGCGGTCTCACCGGCGTTGGTGGAACCGCGCAGAATGTCGGCGATGCCCGTCACCTCGTAGATCGTTTGTTTGACCTGCTCCCGATGCACAACCAACTGCTTGAGCGTCTGCACGATCGGATCGAGTGGGAACCAGGCAATCCACTTATCGATGCCGCCGCTACCGGCAAAAGCGTCCAGCCCCTTCGCCGGGACCAATGCCCCTTCCTCGGCGTTCGCCAGCAGCATCAGATCATTTTCGCCGCCGGGCGCTCCGTAAAGACCGCGCACACGCAATTGGCGGATCAGCGCCGAGATTCGGCGGCTGACCGTGTTCAGTTCGTCAACCAAATCCTTGTAGACTTCATACGGCACCACCGGGACAAGGCTGTCAGGAGCCATGATCGGCTGATAGGGCCGCGGGATCGGGTAGAAATCCGTAAGCTCCAGCGGGTCAGGCACCATCGCAATCGGTGCATCCGGATAGTCCGGGCAGATCGAGATCACGCGCCTGTTGTCGCGGTCCCAGATTTGCCAGACCATGCCGCGGCGAAATATCGAAGCTGTGTCGCCGGCCTGCTTCTTCTGTCCGGTGCGATCCGGCGCGTAGTTGAGCGGGACTTTATCCACTTCCCCCTGACGCTCAGGGCCGAGCAGGCCAGCTATCTGCTCCTTTGTCAGGAAATCGCCAAAGGCTACCCATGGAACGTCCTTCCAGGTCTGGCCTGGGCCACGCCGAAAGTAGCGCCACGGCACGTAGTCGCAACTAACCTGTTCATAGGCGACCAATCCGTCTGCGCCAAAAACCGGCACGTAACGCACGCGGGCGACGCCACGGCCGGCCAACTCGCCGTCCTTGACAACCATCTTCATCAACGCATCGAAATCGTATGCGTCTACCGAAAACGACAGCGCGCGCTCGATGATGTCGCTGGCCTGCTTGCCTGCAGGATCATCATCCGAAAAACGGCGGCGCACATCAGGAGCCGGCGTCGAGTTGTAAAGCGCCGGACAGATGGTCTCAATGTTGGCGTGAAAGATGTTGAATTTGCGGTTCTTGGCGGTCTTGTCGCCGCGATACTCCTTGATCGCGTCCTCGCCCTCTTTCACCCAGTCCTTCTCCTCGCGTTCTGCGAGGTCAAGCGCCTCCATCCAGGCGTTGACGAACTCAGGGCCCGGCAGGGCCTCGACCTCGGCCTTGCTCTCGTAGGTGCCGCCCGCAGGCGTGATGCTGCTCACTTGTTATTTATTCCTGCGCGAACAGCGTCACCGTGCGCGCCGCTGCGGTCGGCGTGATGCCGGCGTCGGTCGCGAGATAAGCAAACAGGCTGCCGCCGGCCGGAAGCATCACCGGCATGGCATGGGTCGAGACACGGATGAACAGCGATGCGCCAAGATCGACAGGCGTGCCCAACGCCAGCGAGCCGAGATAGGATGCGCGGTCCCCTACCGGCACGTCGAACCCGGCATTATCGGCCAGCGCTGACGGCGGCGTGACGCTGTACAGATGCAGCGTATAGCCCGCTTCCGATGCGACCAGCGCGGTATGCGCGACCAGCAGGGTTGATCCGGTGATGTGGACGAAATTGCGCCCTGCGCCACCAAATGCGAATTCCTTTGCACCCTCAAAGATGTCGCCAAGAGAATAGGCGGAAGCAGCAGGCGTGAAGGATGCGGAAGCGACATATCCAGCCATGTGATTAAGCCTTCGTTGCGGCGACGATGTAACCGGCGGCAGGGGCCGACCAGATGACGGTCATTCGGGTTCGGCCCGCACCGCCACCGGTCGATGACGTGGTGATGATGCCGCTGATCGTGCGAGCCGATGCAGAGTAGCGCGGGCTCACTTGGGAGTTGGCGATATAAGCGCCCGCCTTGCCGCCCGCGAGCGCAAACGACAGCGATTCCCCCGCCAGCAGATCGGTGGCTTTAAGGTCGATGTCGATATAGAAGCCGTCGTCGTCGGTATCGCCAACCTTCATTGTGGCGGTTCCGGTATTGGTCCACAGCGCCACGCCGTTGATGATGATGTCGTGAATAGTTGCCCCGGCCGGCAGCGAGACGGAGCCGGTATAGGTTCCAGCCCCGGCGGTCTCGGTGAAAGTCCGCTCGGCCGACTGCATGACGTGGCCGGTAGCTCCGCTGATGACCGCAGCATCGCCGCCCGCAGGCAACGCGGCATTGATCGTTTGCAGGATCGCAAGCCAGTTTGCGATCGTGTCGGCCGAGCCGCCGGTTGGCGTGGCCTTCATGTCCTGCAGCTTGACCTTGAATTGCCCGTCGCGGCCCGCGCTGAGAGAACGCGCGCTTGGCAAATAGTCGTCTGCCGTAGGGCCGGGATCGGTCAGCCGGCCGAGAATGTCAGTCATTGTGCATGGCTCCTAGTCGTCGTCCAGACGTTTGCGGCGCATCATCTTGGCCTCCACAATCTGCATGACGTTCATGTTCGCCACTACGCGCCCGTCAGGTTTGGCCTCGTAGATCAGATCAGTCGGCGGCTTGTCCTGCGCCCTGGTAGGGATATAGGGCCTGCTCATGCAGGCGTAGCGAACTTCGTCTGCTGCGTGGTCCTCGCCGTCCGTGTCCACGTCTTCCGGTCTGGCCTGGTCATGTTGCAGCGCCGGGATGGTCCGGATCGAGTCCGTGCAGGTCGAGAAAAAATAAATCATCGGCCTCGCACCATCGCCGCGCAGTCGCGCCCTGAGCTGGTCCCAGCCGCCCATCGCGCCACGCTGCGAAACCCGCGCATTGTCAGCGCGCCGGAAAAACACGCCAGCCCCCTGCATGCGCTCGGCGATGCTCGGACCGCCGTCAGAGGCGAACGCAGCCGGGTCCATCACGCCATAGGTGATCGGGCCGTCACCAGCCTCAAGGTCGCGGACCCTCGCCGCCACATTCTCTGCCGGCAGCTTCAGCCCAGCGTTCGGGCCACTCGCGCCGTACCATTCGCGATAGCGCACGAGGCTGCCTCTCGGCAGTACAACCCCGCTATCTAGCCGATGATCGTCTCCAACGATGGCCCACCATCCAATCGAAAACGGAGCGGCCGAACCCCAGTCCGCGCTGCGAAAACGTGTCCAGTCCTTTGGCAGAGCAAACGGCGCAATGACGTGCTTTTCGTTCGACCATTCCGGGAAGAACGCGCCCTCGATAACGGACCAGTCCCCCTCAAGCCATGCCCGAACCAGTTGCTCCGACCCGGATTGATACAAGTTCGCGACGTACTCGCCGCCGAGGTAGCGGTTTTCACTCAGACGCGACGGGATAAACACCCGATTTTTGCGCACGGTTTCCCCGGTGAATGGGTTGGTAAAATCTTCCCACAGCACCTTCCAGCCCTGCGGGGCCGGGTCGATATAGCGGGCCTTCACCCATTGATGTCCTGGGCCGCCGGGGTTGCCAGTAGCGTGGAACTGGCACGGCACGCACGTTGCAGAGCGCAGCGTTGCCCTGAGTTTGTTGACTGGCTTCGGATCGGGCCAGTGTGTCAACTCCTCGAAAAACACATCCGTGTAGTTATGGCCCTGGTAGTTGTCGGCATCGGCGTCGCGATCAAGATATTCAAACTTCAGCCTCGCGCCGTTCGGGAACTTCCACCACTTTTTTTGTTCGGACCATTTTGCCCCTATCAGGGCATAAATCTGCTGCGACCGCTCGATGGCTTCTTTCAGATCCTCACGAGTCCGCCGGAAAAACACGCCAACACAATGTTCGCCGTATTTGGCTGCCTTGATGGCGAATTTGCCGAGCATCCCATCAGTTTTGCCTCCGCCGCGTGCCCCGCCATAGAAAATCTCGTCAGCTGGGCATTTGACCAGCGCGCTCTGAGGCCCCGGCTGTGGAGCCCATGCAATCCTAGTGCGCTGTGGCGTTTTCTGCGGCCCAAGTGTCGATGTCGGCGGCCGGCTCTCCTGAGACAACATAATTCGTGTTTGCGTTCTCGTTTATCGACCGATCAATGAACATGCCGAGCTCCTTGCCCAGCAGTTCAAGCGCACGATTGGCAACCGAGCCGTCGTATCGATACTCACCGATAGTGTTGCCCTCACTGTCCTTGACCGCCTCGTGCTGCAAGGCCCGCTGGGCGTTTTCCATCAGGTTGGCTATCACCCACTCCTTGGTGAGAGCCATCTTCTCCACGGCCTTGGCTGTTGATTGGCCGTGCATCCTTTCGCGTTCGGAGAGGATTTCAGACACTCGGTCTAGAATGTGTTGCCCGCGGGCTAGGGTCGCCGCATTATGCCGGTTGGGCTTGAACCCGGCCGTCTCATAGGACTCTGCTGCTGATTTGCCAGTCGCAAGTTCCTGGGCGAATCGCTCATGCCTGGCGTTAGGTAGTGTCGGCATTCACTGGCTCTTGGAAAGAAAACGATGGCGGCCAGTGCGTCGGTACGAGGCCGGTGGCCGGGTAGATGGCTGCGATGAATACCTCAGCGGCCATGTGTTCGAGGACCTGCTGCTGCTTGAGACGTTCTAGGTCGCGAGGGTTCTGGTAGTCCCTGATATTGTAGATTTGTGCTGACATGGGGCCTCTCTGGTGTCAGGCCGCAGTTGTCCCTACGGCAAAGCACATTCAGGCTTGCCCGGTGGAAAGGGCTGTGCCCACGTCACCGTGGCGCGGAACATGGACTGCTTCGAATGATTTGGGAATTCGTAGACTTACTTCAGTAACATTACGGCATGTCGCTTTCCGGATTCGATTTCCCGGCCGCGGCTTCCGGCTCCGCTTGCGCTTGAACTGGCCGTTGTCGTTTCGCGCGTAGATGCGCACGTTGTGGACGCCGGCCGCGTGGTCGATCATCAGCCGGGCCACTTCGAGGTCATCCACCGCCCGCGCCGCGTGGCCGTCCGCCAACACCCGCAGCACGCCCTTGATAGCCCCGACCTGCCCCCATCCCTCATGCGGCGTCCGGAACATCACATAGCCCGGCAGGAGCGGAAGTTCACGATCCCACAGTTTGCCGCGGCGGATCTGGCACCGTGCATAGGTCGGAAGAAACGCCCCGTAGTCCGCAGCCTCGATCTCCGCCCTGACCATGTGCTCGCGCCCGGTGATTACCTGACAGGCCGCCCAGTGCTGTTTATCGATCATGATTTTTCCCCTAGGACCATTCTGACCAACTCGATGCGACCAGACACGCCAAAACGCTCGTACAAGCGATCGATATGGGATTCGACCGTGCGATGTGATATGCTCAGCCTTTCGCCGATTTGCTTTGCGGTCCAGCCGCGCACCAGCAGGTCGCAGATTTCCTGCAGGCGCGGGGTGAGCTTTGGTTCATCCGCCGTCATCGGCTCCCCCCGTTTCGCCCATCAGCCGCGCAACACGCTCCGGATCGGTCCTGTAT